CTAACCGATAGCCCTGCACTGCAATTGCAGCTCACGCCTTGAGCTATGCACATCTCCCACGCTGGTGACGCCGTACACCTTGCCGTCATGGATCACCCGGTCTGCCGCAGTGATACCGGGCCGGTAGCGCAGCGAGATACGGGCCGTCACCTCAGACAGCAGTGCACCGGCAGCGATGTATTCCCGGCCCACCAGCGGCTGCACATGTGCCCAGGTGGTGATGATGGGCAACCAGGTATTGATTGGCTGGCCCAGCTCGTCAAAGCCTTCCACCAGGCGCTCGATGACGATGCGTTGATCCAGTGCACCGGCTTTCACGCGTGAACCCGGTACGGTGCCAGCAACATCTCGAATGCCGGGTTCTTGTTGTACGGGCGCTCGCCCTGGCTTTCCCGCTGTTCGTAGAGTGCGCCCACCAGCAGCAAGGCGGCGCTCTTGATGGGCGCGGGCACTGCCACCACGAGATCAGCGGCATCCATATTCAAAAAGTCCGAACAGGCGGCGGTTGCCGTGGTCATCAAGGCTTCGATCAGCGCATCCTCGTCGTTATGGTCAACGCGAAGATGCAGTTTCGTTTCTGGCAAGGTCAGCATTTGAATCTTTCAAATGGTTGGAATAGGTGCCCCCTGCACAGAATCACTCAGGCAGGGGGCGGGGTGCCAGCCGCGCAAAACATCACGAAATGCCGCTGTCTGACGGGGTTTAAGCCATGCGCGCCACTCACCGTCTAATGCGCGTCCGGCTTTCCACTTTCGTGGCCCCCCGGCAGGGGTGATATTCAAACGAACGTGAAGCCCGTCATTGAAATTCCTTGATCCTCGTGATTGGCAGCGACACGGCCCAGGGCCATCAACGTGGCCACGATCCCGTCAATACGTTCTGTGCTGCGTTTCTTGCTCGGCTTGAGGTTCCCGGCTGCGTCTTGTTCGGTGGTCACGTTGCTGGCCATCCAGCGCAGCACCGGGTTGTTGCCGTGGTTGATCGTCTGCCCCAGGACGCGGCGCTCCAGGTCTTGGCACGGCCCTGCCATGGATGCGAAACCCTGCCCAAAACCGACAATCTCGAAACCGTCGCCGCTCAGTTGCGTGGATAGCTGGGTGGCATTCCAGCGATCAATGGCCACCTCACGAATCTGGTAACGCTCTGCCAGCTCGTTGATGCGGGCGCGGATCACTTCATAGTCAATCACGTTGCCCTGCGTGGCCTCTATGTGCCCTTGCTTGATCCAGGCCGGGTATGGAACCCGATCTTTCCTGGCGCGCTTTTCTGCACCGTCCGCAGGCACGAAAAAGAACGGCAGGAGGTGGACAGTCCCACCAATGGGGAATGCCAGCACCAGGGCGCTGATATCGGTCGTCGTGCTGAGGTCTAGCGCGGCATAGCAAACCCGGCCTTCCAGCTCGGGCAGCTCGGTGCCGCACTTGTCCCACGCATCCATGGAAAGCCAGCGCACGTCAGATTCTGTCCACTGGTTCAGCAGTAGGCGTCTGAAGGTGTTTTCATAGCTGGGGAGGGCCTGAGCCTTGGCGCACTCAGCCTGCATGTATTCCAGCTTCACCGACACGCCCAGGCCGGGGTGGGCCTTGTGCCACACGGCAGGGTCTTGCCAGTCGTCGTCAACGTCAGCAGCGAAGATGCACGGCAGGAATGAATGATCTTCAATGATCCCGTCCCGCACCTTGATGGCGTAGTCCCACTGCTCATAGCAGATAGAGTGCCGGTCATAGCCTGCGGTGGTGGTCACTACCGTGAGTGGCTGGCGTCTTGCGCCTGTCGAGGTCGTCAGAACGTCCCACAGCTCCCGGTCTGGCCATGCGTGCAATTCGTCTGCGCCGATGTACGAACAGGAAAGGCCGTGTTTGCTGTACGCCTCGGAGGAAAGCACCTTGTAGCTGCTCCCAGTACCGGGCACGATGATGCTGCGCTTGTAGGCGGTGCTGCGGCTCTCCAGCGCGGGTTCGGCCTGCACCATGCCCTTGGCAGCTTCAAAGCACAGTGCGGCCTGTTCCCGGTCGGCTGCGGCGTTGATGACCTGCGCTCCCGGTTCGCCATCGCAGTAAAGCGCATACAGAGCCAATCCAGCGGCCAGCGTTGTTTTTCCCGCCTTGCGTGGCACTGCAATAAACACCGTCCGATATCGGCGGGTGCCGTCCGGGCGCTTCCAGCCAAAGATTTTGCGCACAATGTCCGCTTGCCAGTCCGACAAAATAAAGGGCTGGCCCCTCCACTCGCCCGTGGTGTGCGTCAGGCACTCGGCAAAGAACGCCACCGCACGATCAGCGGCGTCTGCGTCGAAGGTGAAGCCTTCAACCGAAGAAACGGTTTTTTGCTTCTTTGCCATCTGGTTTCCCTGGCGCGGCTATCCCGGCCTGGCTGCTCGGGGTAAAGCCAAACTCACGGCCCAACATGCGGATTTGTTGCACCAGCTTCATGTCTGGTTCAGCGCCTGCCCTGCGTTGCCCGATGTACGCGCCCAAAACATCGCAGTACGTGGCCAGCATGTTGCGATTGGCCTCGTTCAGCATTCCATTCGCATCAAGGGCGGCGGCCAGCTTGCCCCACTGCGCCAGCGACTCGCCCATAAGCCAGTCTGGTGGGGTTGTTGGGCAGGTGGCGAAGGCCGGTTCTGAGGTCGGCAAAGGTCGCCCGCTGGGGTTGTCTGCCAGCAGTCGCAGCTTGGTCGGAGTGCGTGGATTGGCCATATTTGTCAAGTGCTTTGATGCGCGCGAAGGGAACAGGTCGGTTCGTGGCCATCGGTCGCTGGTGATTTCTCAGCTTGAACACCGTCAGCAAGGCCACCAGACGGGCGCACAGCAGCTTTATTCCAAGGATGGTCACTACCTATGGGGTAGCCCTGTTCGTCGCATCCAAGGCGCGGTGGCCTGCCGTACAGCTCTGCCATGGTCTTGATCGAATGGCACGGTTTACAAAGAGATTGAAGCGACTCACGGCTGTTGTCCGCTGCGCCATTCATGTGATCCACCTCAGTAGCTAGCACCACAAGCCCTTGCGCTGCACAGTGCCTGCACAGTGGTTCCTCTGCCAGCACCTGTTTTCTGAGCTTGCGCCACGCTGCGGAATTGAGCGGCAGCACCCGCCCGTTGCTGTCCTTTGTCCACCTCATGGGTGGTTTGACAAGGTAGCCATTCACGCGGCGCTCTTCGGGCATACCGTGGCTGTCCAGGCCCTTGGGCGGCTGTTGCCTGGCGTTCTTAAAGAAGTCGGGCGGGCGGCTCATTGCTTGCTCGGGTATGGCTGCGGCGCTGGGCCGGATTTTTGGCTCAGTGGCGCATCGTCGATGCCGTCGATAGCTTTCAGGTTCTCCAGCTTGCGGGCTTCACTGCGAAGCATCCAGCCGTCGTTGATGGCGCTCGAATAGAAGGCGGCGCGCTCGGTGCTGGCACCGCGTAGCAGGCCCTCCAGGCTGAACTCGGCATACATGGTGCGGGCGGCTTGCGGCGTCAGCAATTGACGGTTGATAGCGCCCTCGATAGCGCTCAAATGGCGGCCCAATGTGTGCTTTGCGAAAAACATATCCATTGCCACCGAGTTGGAATATGTCGAGTGAGACAAGTCGCCAATCAAGACGGGCGGCACCTTGAATATGCGGGCCACTTCCTCCACGCTGAACCGGCGCGATGCAACCCATTCGCTATCTGCCAGCGACAAGCTGATGGGGGTGAAGGTCGAACCTTCTTCCATGATGGGCACCTTGCCTGCATTGGCCCCACCGGCATATTGACTGGCCCACGATGCGGCGATGGCCTGGCGTTGCTCTGGCTTGAGGCGTCCGGGCATGGACAGGATGCCGCTGGCCTTGGTGCCGTTGTCGAAGGTGCTTTGGCCGTGCTGCGCTTCGGCTTGTGCCAGTTGGATCACGGCGCGGGCTGCGCTGATAGGACTCACACCCACCAGCGGATCATTGCCAGCACGGTGGCGAAGGTGAAACACCTCGGCAGGCAGCAGGCGCTCCCGCTTCCCGTCCCTGTCGGTGTACTCATAACCGCCGATGGTTTCGCCCTTGCGCATGATGGTTACGCGATCCGTCACCATGGGGTCGAGGGCGCGGGCCTGGCCGTCATAGCCGCGTGTGACTTTCGCGTAGGCGTTGCCGGTCAGCAGCATGGATGAAACCATCCACTCCCAAAACTCGGTGGCGCTTTGGCTCTCGTTCGGTGCACGGTGCAAGACGGTGTGAAGGGGATGCTCGGTGGCGGCTTTGCGGTCGTCGCCGTCCTGCCGATAGAGGCGCAGCGGCAGTGAACCGATGGCCTCGGCAATCAGGGCCACGGCGGCGTAACAGGCACCCACCGACTGAGCGGAATCAGGCGTCACGCTAGTGGCAGACAGCGGCACAGGCCAGCCATTGATGCCGATGGTGCTGCGCTTTTCCAGGCCCACCAGGGACAGGGCGCGTTCAATGATGCTCATGACAGTTCCAGCCACAGGAAGTTGTTATCACGGTGGATATGAAAGTGGGCATAGCCTTGCTCGATAGGCTTGGAGCGCAAGCTCACTTCCGTCTGGCTGTAGGCTGGCCAGCTTTGCACCACGCTGATTTCGTGAAGATCAACCGCCCTCAGTTCTCGCGTGTCGCCTTCCCATGCTTCTTCCGTGGCCACAAAGCCAAAGCTCATGCCGCCCAAGTCGTTGCGCTGTGCGAGTGCAACAAGGTCATTCCCGGCGCGTGTGTCTGGCAATTGCAGCGTGAAGTGAAGGCCCTTTGCGTCCTCCCGGAGCGTCAGGCTTCCCGACTTCGTGCGGCCCAATACCGCCTTCGGATCGTGGTCAGACAGCGCCAGAACATCCCGCCCACTGGCCAGCGTCGCAGCAAATGCACCAGGCGCGATGCGCTCGGTAAATCCACCGATATCGGCAGGCGTGCCAAAGGTGGCAACGTAGCCCGTAAGCGTCCGTCCGCTGGCTGTCACACCAGCGGCGGCGCGTCGTTCAATGTCCGGCGCGCTCATGGGCTTACAAGGCCACGTCAGTGGCGATAACAAAGCTCTCTGCGTGCCGTACTGCCACGTCAACCGTGGCCATTGCACGCACCAGCACATTGCCCTTGCTGTAGGCGGTTTCGCTGTATGGGTTCACCAACAGGTCGATCTCGCTCCAGATTCCCAGCATGGCCTGGCTCCAGTCACCAGCGATCAGGTGGCCAGTGTTGGGGGTGCCGGTCTTTTCGGGAACTTGGTTGCTGAAATAGGCGGGCAGATCAGCGACACGCCCGTTTTCCATCAAGTAGCCTGCAATGCCTGCGGCCTTCAAGGTGCCTTGCAGCTTGGCCTTTACCTTGGTGCTGGCCACGATGTTGGCGGCGCTGGTGTTGCTGATGTCCAGCTTTTGCAACATGGCCAGAATGTTCTGCCAGCTCAAAGTTGCCAAATTTGCGGTTTGCACGCCCACCGTGGACAGCACGCCGGTCGGCTCGTTGGTGCCGCCGCCCTTAATCAAGGCGCTGTCGATGGCTTGTGCCAGCAGGAAAGACAGGTCATTGCGAACCAGCGCTTCAACGTCAGGCGAACTTTGTTGCAGCAATTGGCGGCTCATTTCTTGAATGCCGCCCGCGTGCTTCGGTGCCATGGTCACGCTGTCGAAAGTCATGTCACCAGTGGGCAGCGCTGCATTCTCTGCAACCCAGCCGGTTGTGCCGCCGGTCGCATACTTGGGAATGGACAGGTTGCCAGACAGGCCGGACAGCACACGCACACCCAGGCGGCGGGCGAGTAGGTTGTTTCGGAATGGCTCGATGTACTGGTCAGCACGGTGGATCGTGGGCACGATTTCCGGCGCGGTCACGGTGGTGTTGACGGCGCGAGATTCCAGCGCTGCCAGCGGGACAAATACGCCCTGAGCCTTGCGGCCCGTCCGGCGTTCGCTTTCTTGCGCGAACTCGGCAGCGGCACCGGACAGGCTGCGGCCTTCCATCTGAGCGCGCATAACTTCCACCACGCTAACCCGGCCTTCCATGTCGGACTGGCTTTTGTGCACCGGCGTGCCACCCAGGGCGCGGCGCTCGCAGTCCTCGACAAAAACGGCACGCTGTTCGTCGGCTTCCAGGGCGGTGATTTCGCTTTTCAGCTTGTCGAACTTCGCCTGGCCTTCGGCGTTGAGCTGGGGAGTGCTGGCCAGCAAGGAACGGGCTTCGGAGACTTTGGCGGCGCGGGCTTCACGGATTTGATGCAACTGCATGTGCTTCTTTCTTGGGATGTGCCCATGCAATTGACGGGCGGGTTGTGATAGTCAAAGACTATCATTAATGCGTGATATATACATGAAAACTATCGAGTAGTCAAGAAAAAACCCGCTCGGGGCGGGTTCTGGGGGCTGGTTCGTTTAGAAGGGTATTCCAGTGTCTGCCGAATACAGGTGCTTCTGCGCCACGTTTACCAGGGCCTCTATGGCGTCCGCTGGTATGTCGTACCCCGTTTCAATCAGGACGGTGATTGTGTTGAGTACCTTCTGCGCGTTTTCGATGGCCGTGCGCAGTTCAGTTTCGATTTCGTTTTGCTGTGTCATGTTCTTGTCTTTCAGTGAAGGTTTGTCGGTCTGCCCATGAAGTGGTCTAGCAGGTCTTGCCGTAGGTGCGGCGGGGTTTCCAGCACTTGCTCGCGCATCTCTTGGCGGGCCTTGTCGCCATCGTTGAACTGGTCGCAGCGGCGCATGGCTGCGGCCATCAATCGCGCTGCCATCAAGTCGAACGTAACCACGTCCGTGGGCTGGCTAATGGCTAATGTGGCTATCGTGGCTAATTCGGCTAATGGCTGCGCAGCCGGGGGCGGGACGTGCGCAGCTTCCCGGAGGGCCTGCATGTCAAGTTTGAACACTGCGCATCTCCCACACGTCGCCAGCTTCGCGGATATAGCCACGCGCCACCAGGTCAGACAGCATCGCGTTGATCCCTGCGGCTTTCAGGTCACGGATAGCGCGGGGTGTCCGCTGTAGAACGTCCTTTTTAGCCACGGTGGTGCCTCGCCCTTGCATCCACTCCAGCAGGCTGCGCAAGGCCCCTTCCTCGCGTTCCTGGCGTCCTGCGCCGGTCAGTCGCAAGTGCTCATTGAGATAGAACGCTGTCAGTTGGATGGCACCGTCCATGGCCTCGCTGGTGATGTGGGTGGCCTGCGGGTTCTCCACCATGGTGATGATCCCGGCGATGCGGGCGGCGTGCTCTGCGGCCTTGGATGCGAACGGGCGCGCACCGTCCAATTCACTGCCGTTTGCTTGCTGGCCTTCGATCACGTTATAGAACGCGATCCACAGCGCCCTGGCGTCGTCGCCCATGTATAGGTCGCGGGGTTTCAGCTCGTAGCCGTCGCCGTTGACCCAGCAATCTGGCGTTGTCGCCAGCAGCGTGCGGATACGCTCGTTGTAGGCGATCACGTCCGGGTTTTCATGCGGGTTCGTGTGCTTGAACATGCGCGTGCCTGCCAGCGTTTGCGGCTCTGCAATGAGGCAGCGGGCGAGTAGGCCCTGGCCCTGCGCCAGCGGATCACACAGCAGCTCTCGCAGCAATACCGGCTGCACCAGAACGTGCATGGCCATACGCCTGCCCAGCAGCACCGTAAGCCCATCTCCACCGCGCAGAGAATCGAGGGACTCACCGCTCCACCCCTTGAGATAGAACGCAAGGCCGGAGGAGCGCTTGTCGTCGCGCAGCGAATGCCCTCCCAGCATCTCGCCACCTTCAGCGCTGAAAATCCCGAGACTGCTCTGGAATTTCAGGAGCTTGCAAATTCCCTCGATAGTGGCGTTGGCCGTGGTGATACTCTGCGGCGCGGGCTTCGTCGGTGTTGGGTCTTTGGGCTTGCGCTCGCCCATCTCGGCCTCGTACTTCTGCATCTCCTTGGCATGGGCGCGGGCTTGATCTTTGCGGACTTCTTCCACCTCTTTACAGGCCACCGCGTCAACGGCGCTTTTGCGATCACCTGAGCCTGCGCCGGTTATCACGAACACACTGAGCGGGGAGCGCTGGCCATGGGGCAGCATGGCGTTCGCCAGCGGCTGCACAGCAAGGGACGCGGCGGCCAGTACGCTGCCACCGGCGAGACTGTCAGGCGCTTGCACGTCCTCTGCGATGGCGCGGGCGGCGTTGCCCAGCACAGGCCCCAGGGCGTCAAACGGGAATGGCTCGGGAGCTGGTGCCGTGGCTTCTTTCAGCGCATCAAGGGCAGGCCAGCCGCTCGCCACCAATGGGGCAAAAATGGCTTTGACGTGGCCCAGGCCGAACTCGCGGTGCAAGTCGTTGAAGTCGGTCAGGCCCTCGAAACGCTCGGGGAACTGCGGCACCACTACGGTGGCACCAGCGGCCTGAGCAGCTTCACCAGCTTTCGTCAGTCCGGGGTTGCCGTCTGTCTGCCAATCGTCGTCTGCGGCGATCAGGATGCGCTCGTCCGGGTGCTTCGCTCGCAGGGCCTCGGCTACTGCTTTCAGGTTCCCGGCGCTGTGCGCCACCAACACGGCAAGGTCAGTAGCTTCACGAATGCTTGCACCAGTGGCGAAGCCCTCGCAGATCACGGTGGTGCCGTTGCTCTTGCCCATTGGGTAGAAGCATCCAGCCACGCGGCCCTCTGGCAAAAACTTCTTGTCGCCGTGCGATGTGATGAATTGAACGCTCCACAGCTCGCCGTCCATGTCATACAGGGGCATAACCAGGGATGTGCCATGCACACGCAGGCCATGGGGCTGCACTTCGCGCCCAGCCAGATATGGGTGGTCTGGCGTAGCTGGATCACTGCCTTCTGCGAAACCTGCGGCGGCTGTCTGAGCATTCGCGTGCTTACTTTCAGTCTGCTTTGCGCGCTGCTTTTTGGCATCCTCCATGCGCGCCATCACCGCTTGGCGATCTGCCTCGGTCATGGCGTTGTCTGGCTTGCCTGTCCACTTGATGGGTTCAGTTCCTGCCCAGTCACCAAATACGCCAGACGGGATGCCGTCGCCGTGCAGAACGTACCAGGAGTTTTTGGTGGTGCCTCGCTTGCCGGTTCCGTTGAAGCGGATCAGCTTGCCGTCGTCTGAGATGGTGTCGGGCGGCGTCAGGCCAGCAGACAGGATTGCGCCTCGAAACGCGTCGATGTGATTCGTTTGCATGGTGTCCCCCTTACTTGCTGAGGGACTGGATCAGTGCGTCGATGTCCGATGCGCGCCAGACGGTCACCCTCGGACTCAATTTGATCCCGGCAGGGAAGCGGCCTTCCTTGATGCCACGCCACCAGGTAGAGCGGCCAAAGGGGAAGATTTCAAGAATGGCGGGTTCGCGCAGATAGCGCTCGCCCAAAACGGAACGGGGAATGCCTCGTGGGTTCATAGCCTCTTTCAATGTCAAGTGAAAGTTGCCCGTGCCACAAAACAAGTCGCACACAAGAACGTGTGTGTTTACATAAAGCATTGCATAGGAAGCATTGCTTTAGGTATCATTCGAGTCGTCCGTCCAAAGACATCTCGAACCCTTGTTTTGTGGTTTGGGTAACCAAGGCCCTCGGTGCTCACGCTCCGGGGGTTTTGTTTTTGGGACTCAGTTTGTCCTAGAAACGGGCCGATTGTGCCAAAGTTTTTCGATTGTTCTCTGGTGCATGTGAATTTATTTTTGCTTGTGGATAACTTTTGTTGACGGCGGTGTAAATTGGCTTGTTCCAAATATGGAAGGCCAGTTAAACAGATTGTGGATAGCCTCGGCTACGGTTAGCCAATTCGTTTTTGCATAACCGACTTGTCCACACCCGTCTACGCCCGTCTACGCCCGTTGATGCGGGGTGGCTGGCACCATTAGCCAGATTAGCCACATTAGCCGGATTAGCCATTAGCCACGCCCTCGCAGTAGTTCGCCCACGCCTGCATCATGGCCCTGCGCCTCTCCAGTGCATCCCCCCGTCGATAGGCGGCTTCCACCTTGTTCTCCAGGGCATGGGCCAGCGCTGCCTCTGCCAGATCACGCGGGTAGTCGGTGCGCTCGAACACCCAGTCACGGAACGTAGAACGGCATCCATGGGGCACGCACACGCGGCCAGCGTCATCTCTGAAATTCATACGCCGGGTAAGGGCTGTCAGAGCCATGTCTGATAGCTGCCCACCACGAGGGGCAGGAAATACCAGCTCAGTGCCTTCTATGCGGGGCATCCCCTCCAGTAGCTTGATGGATTGGGTATTGAGTGGGACGCGGTGCTCCTTACCTGCCTTCATGCGCTCCTTGGGCACAGTCCAGACTTTCGCATCCATGTCGATCTCTGCCCAGGTGGCCCCACGCACTTCTCCAGAACGGGCGGCAGTCAGGACGACAAACTCCAGGGCCTTGGGGGACAGGCCATCATGCTGGCGCAGGGCCTTGATAAAGGCTGGCATGTCATCTACACGCACTGCGGGATGGTGCTTAGGCTTTGACACCTTGCCGGGTGCCGGTAGGAGTTGATCCAGTAGGCCAGTCCACCGGGCGCAGTTCTCACCATGGCGAAACCCTGCGGCAGTTGCCCAGGCCAGAACTTGCTCAATCCGTCCGCGTAGCCGGGTGGCTGTCTGTGTCTTTGTTTTCCAGATTGGCAGCAGCACCGCCATAACGTGGGCCTGCGTTACCTCTCCCACCAGAACCATCCCCATGGTGGGATAGACATAGGTTTCAAAGGTGGCAGGCCATTGGGCGCGGTGCTTGGCGTTGCGCCATGAGTCGGAGTGCGCCTCTATGTATGCCTTGGCGCAGTCGGCAAAGGTTTTCTGTGTGGCCTTGAGTGCCTGCCGTGCGCTGCGTGCCTCTTTGCGATGCGCTACAGGATCAATCCCCATGGTGGTGTCTGAGCGGGCGGCGCGGGCCTTCTCTCTGGCAATAGAAAGAGACACATCTGGAAAGCTGCCCAGGCCCATCTCTCTGCGCTTGCCGTCAACGTTGACGCGGGCAATCCAGGAGCGTGCGCCGGAGGGGGAGACGCACAGGTACAGGCCAGCCAC